AGTTATTCTTCTATCAGACAAGGTGCATTAGAGGAGAGAGATTATTACAGAGGTTTGCAAGCATGGATGATTGACCACTTTCATGGAGTTATCTTTAAGAAGTGGCTACAACATTCATTGACAATAGGAGCTTTGCAGCCATTCGGAGCTAATGCACCTTTACCTGCAAGCAAATTTAGACAGTTTCATAGACCAAGATGGACTCCAAGGGGTTGGTCTTGGGTAGATCCTCAAAAAGAAGCAATGGCAATAGCTGTTCAATTAAATAATGGAATGGCAACGATGCAGGATGCTTTGAATCACTATGGAAGGGATGTTCAAGATCATTTTGACCAACTCAATAGAGAATCACAAATGGCGGAAGATGCAAATATTAAGATTGCCTTCCAACCATTCGGTGGAGGTCAAAGTGCATTTGGTTCATCAAAAATAGATCCAACACTAATAGAAGAATCACAAGATACGGATTCGGAAGGATAAGAACATGACTGAAGATATGAGAGTCGATGAGGTAACAGTTGTTGGAGGAAGGTATAATCAAGAAGTTAAAGAAGAACCTTCTAAAGATAAAGAAGTTACTGAGAAGAAATTCAGACACGCCACTATAGATGTAAGACAGATTGAAAAAGAAAGTCGTAGGATACGACTAGCATTTTCATCAGAAGAACCTGTAGAACGTGAATTTGGATATGAGGTTTTATCACATAATAATGATGCGATAGAATTAGACTGGTTACGAAGTGGAACTGCTCCACTTCTACTCGACCATGATCCTCGCAAACAAATTGGAGTAATCGAGGGTGTTCAGGTCGGTGCAGATAAGGTTGCAAGAGCTAATGTTCGTTTTGGAAAATCAAACTCAGCTAATGAAATCTTTGACGATATTCAAGATGGAATACGAAGTAATGTTTCCGTTGGCTATCGTATAAATGAATTGCACAAGAGAGAAAAGTTGGAAGGCGATAACGGTTTGGATACTTATATTGCTGAAAAATGGACTCCTTTAGAACTAAGCATTGTTTCTATTCCTGCTGATCAATCAGTAGGCGTTGGGCGAAGCTTAGAAACTCCATTAACTCAAAGTCAGAAGGAGAAAACTATGACTGAAGAAGTAAAGACTGAAGAAATAAAAACTGAAGTCAAAAAAGAAAAAGAAGCTCCTCAAGTTAATGTAAGGGAAATCCAAACAGAAGCTAGAGAAGCTGAAATAAAGAGAATAAGAGAAATTCAAGCTCTTGGTTCTCAACATAATCTTCAAGAAGTTGCTGATAAAGCACTTGAAGATGGAACTCCATTAGATCAATTCCGAGGAATTGTATTAGAAGAAGTTTCAAAAAAGACTAATGAACAAGTATTCAAACTTCCTTCAGAAGTTGGAATAAATGAAGAAAAAAGAGTATACTCATTTATGAAAGCTATTCGTGCATCAGCAACAGGTGATTGGCGAGAAGCTGGATATGAAAGAGAAATCTCAGACGAAATAGCAAGAAAAACTGGCAAAGATGCTAGAGGTTTTTATGCTCCATCCGATATTGCATGGACTAGAGACCAAACAGCAGGAACAGACTCACAAGGTGGATACCTTGTTGGCACTGTTCACCGTGGTGATATGTTCATTGAAGCTTTATATGGCAGAAGTGTTGTATTAGCTAACGGTGCTGTTCAAATGCAAGGACTTGTTGGTAATATTGCTATTCCGAGACTTTCAACAAGTGCATCAAACGTAGCATTTGTAGCAGAAGGTTCAGCACCAACTGAAGGTGCAGAAGTTTTTGCACAAGTCAGTTTGAGTCCTAAAACTTGTGCTGGTTACATTGATTTCACAAGGAAATTAATGTTGCAATCTGATCCAAGTATAGAGCAAGTGATAAGAAATGACTTTATTTCTACCTTCGCTTCAAAACTTGATACTGTATTCCTAGAAGGTGGCGGAAGTAATGAACCCACTGGCATAGGACAAACATCAGGTATTGGTGATGTTGCTATGGGAACTAATGGCGGTGCTATAACTTATGCAGCATTAGTTGACCTTGATTCTGAAATCACACAAGACAACGCAGGCACAGATGACATGATTTGTGTTACTACTCCTCAAGTTGTAGGTGAAATGAGACAAACACCAAAACAAGCGTCTGGTGTGGAAGGCAATTTCATTCTTAACAATGATGAGTTAGTTGTTGGTCATAGAGTTGTAAGCTCATCAAATATGCCTTCAAATCTAACTAAAGGATCAACATCAGGTACATGTCATGCAGTCCTAATTGGTTCTATGAGTCAAGCACTCGTAGGATTTTGGAGTGGTTTAGACGTAGTAGTTGACTCCTCTAGTTTAGCAACAAGTGGTGGCACAAGATTAGCAGGATTCTTTGATACGGATTTTGCTGTTCGTCATGCTCAATCATTTGCTGAAATCAGAGATGTAACAATTGCTTAAACTTTAACCTAGATGAAAGATAGAGGGCATTAATTTGTCCTCTATCCTTCGAAGGAATTTATTATGAAAATTGAAATTATTAAAAGAACACACGTTAGAGGTGTTCCACACAATGAAGGCTCTTTAATTGAAGTGTCAACATTAGAAGCAAAGCAATTTGCATCATCAGGTCACGCAAAAATAGTTGAAAGCAATAGAGCTATTGGTATTAATGATTCAGAAGAACCCACGAAAAGAAAGAAAAAGGGTTGGCGTAAGAAGTAGTGGCTAATTTTGAAAGTTCAACTGATTTATCTAATTTCTTTGATACAGATGATTTTGCAGTAGAAGCAACTTATACCGTTCAAGGTGGGAGTGCTGCTACTATAAAAGGTGTTTTTGATAAGGATTTTATAGAAGTAGACGCAGGTGGAGAAGTTGAACTTGCTTCAACAGATCCACGTTTCTTTTGTAAAACAAGTGATGTATCGAGTGCATCAAATGGAGACACTATAGTTATTGATTCTGTTACTTACAAAACGAGACTGGTTGAACCGAATGGTACAGGTGTAACGGTAATGGTATTGGAAAAACAATAGATGGCTCACGTAAGAGAAACAATTAGGTCAAATATTGTAACAGTATTAACTGGGTTGACGACTACTGGAAGCAATGTGTTTGAAAGTCGTCATTATCCTTTAGAAACTGGAAATTTGCCTGCTCTTTGTATCTACACATTAACTGAAGAAACAGAGTATGCAACGATGACTATTCCAAGAACACAATTAAGAACACTGAATGTTGCAGTAGAAGCTTATGTTCAGGCAACCAGTTCAATAGATAACACAATTGATACGATAGCAGTTCAGGTAGAAGAAGCTTTGGATGCCGATCTAACGAGAGGTGGAAATGCTAAAGACACACAAGTAACCGGAGTGGACATTGATTACTCTACCGAAGGCGATCAACCACTTGGAATAGCAAAGTTTAATGTCGTTGTTCTTTATGAAACATTAGAGAACGATGTTGAAACAGCAGTCTAGGAGAAGCAAATGGCTAAAAGAGTAAAAGTTTATAATTCATCAGGAGATGAAATCGAAATTTGGGAAGATTCACTTCCTAAATATATCAAGAATGGTTGGAGTGAGAAATCTTCCAATGATTCTAAACCTAAACCTAAAACAAATAAATATATTCAGAAGGAGAATAAATAAATGGCAAATCATGCAGGAAGTGAAGGCACAGTAAAAGTAGGTTCTAATGCTGTTGCTGAAATCCGTTCATTTAATGTAGATGAAGCAGGAGACACTATAGAAGATACAACAATGGGAGATACTGTAAGAACGTATCTCGCAGGTCTTAAAACATGGACTGGAACAGTTGACTGTTATTGGGATGAAACAGATACATCAGGGCAAGGTGCTTTGGATGTTGGTTCGTCAGTAACTATAAACTGGTATCCAGAAGGAGCTGTAGCTGCTGATACTTATTTTACTGGAACTGCAATAATTACAAGTAAAGGTATAGCTTCAACATTTGATGGAATGGTAGAAGCTTCTTATGGAGTTCAAGGCACTGGTGCATTAACTGAATCAACTGTTTAATAATTTATGACTGAAATAGGTGATCGTATTCGTGAGCTGAGAAAAGATGACCACATCAAGATCGAAGTTAACGAATGGGGTACGAAAGGAAAGCCACTTGTATTTTATTCAGGTTCTTTAAGGTGCAACGAATTAAATAAACTTCAAAGAAAGCATAAGAACTTTTTATCAGAAATGACTACGGGAAATCCAAGTATGGAAGCAGTGGTTGATTTGATAATAATTAAAGCAGTAGATGAAGATAATAAACCTATCTTTGACGTTAGTGATAAACCAGTTCTATTAAGAGAAAAAGTAAACGTATTAATGGATGTTATTAGCAAAATGTTTTCAAGCTTAACATCTATTGAGGAACTGGAAAAAAACTAACTACCGATCTGTTAAGACTAAATCTGATCCATTTAGCAGATCGGCTAGGAAAAACCATAGAAGAAATAGAAGAAATCACACTCGAAGAATTTAACGAGTGGATGGCTTATTTTAGATTGAAGGAAAAACAACATGGCAATGAAACAAGAAGCAAAAATAGTCTTAAAAGCTCAAGATAAAACTAAGCTTGCTTTTAAATCTGTTAATAGAGGTTTCGGTAGGATGCGTAAAGCTATGGGTGGTATTTCTAAACTATTACCTGCTCTTGCTGTTGGTTTTAGTGCTGTTGCTTTTGTAAACTTTACTAAAAATGCTTTTAAGACTGCTGACGCATTAGGTAAGACTGCTGATAAAATAGGATTAACAACTAAATCATTACAAGAACTAAGATTTGGTGCTTCTCAGTCAGGGGTTAAAGTCGAAACCCTAGATATGGCTATGCAAAGATTTTCTCGTAGACTTGGTGAAGCTCAAAGAGGAACAGGTGAATTAACAGGAACTTTGTTAGAATATGGCATAGCTGTAAAAAATGTTGATGGTTCTAGTCGTAGTGTTGATGAAGTATTAAGTGATGTAGCTAATACTATTATGAACGCAGAGAGTAGTACAGAACGATTAAGGATTGCTTTTAAAGCATTTGACTCAGAGGGTGCAGCACTCGTCAATATGTTGAAAGGTGGTGCTTTAGGACTTCAATTATTTAGAGACCAAGCTAACGAATTAGGAATAGTAATGGAAGATCACTTAATTCGTAATGCAGAAGAAACTGGCAACAAGTTTGACATATTAACAAAAGTGATGGGAATAAGATTTCAATCTATGCTTATTGAATTAGCACCTTTAATAGACAAAGTAGCAAAAGCTTTAATTGATTTATTTAAACCTGCAAAAGTAACGATGGAAGAATTGCTCCAAGTATCTGACACACTTACTGATCGGTTAGCAGCAAATTGGGAGGAGATACAAAAAGCGACAAAGGCATACGGTAAAGACAGCGATGCTGTTAAAGATTTAACAAAGCACCATAAAGGGTTGCAAGAACAATTAAGAAAGGTTGTTTATAATATAAAAGTATTAAAAGGAGAAATTGTAGATCTTGGTGAGGTAACTGCTACAGGTACAACAGAAATTAAAGATTATAAAGTTCAATTTGATGCACATTTAGAATCGTACAAAGATGTTAAACCTATTAGAGATTTTAAAGATGAGTTTACGAACTTAAATAAGGTATTAGCAAACCAAACTGTTTCAGCTATGAAAAAAGTTGAGGATTCTATAATAGCTATTACATGGGGTACTAAAACAGCTAAAGAAGCTTTTCGAGATATGGCTATTTCTATTCTTCAAGATATACAAAGAATAGCAATGAGAGAAGCTACATCAGGTATAGCTCAAGCAGGATTTGGTTTTCTTAAAA